TGTTTACATGTCTCTACTAATTCTCCACCGAGTTCTGATTGGATGAGAGCTGCTGCGTCGAGTCCGGGTTTTGGTTCTTGTGTCGCAGTACCCATGACAGATGTATAAGTTTCAGTAAGCCATAAATCATCAGTAGATTCTTTTACTGTTGGTGCTGGCTTGGATAGACGCTGGACTTTATCCATTTCCTCGCGTGAAGCTCTTTTGCCTTTTGTTGCGTAACCTGCGTTAGCAAGAGCGCGACCGATCGCTGAAGTCTCACAGTTCTCCAGAGCACTAGTCGAATTAACGCCGCGGTCAGTAATCTTTTCCTCAGCGAGTCCCGTTGAGAACGCAACAGCATCCATGTAAGTGCGGTAGATATATGCTTTAACAATGAATCTATCATTTGCAAATGACTCCAGTTCTGTTGATATGCGAAAGTCTGGAAAGTCTGTAATGAACTTCTGTAGGCGACTTTCGACTGTCTCATAATCTTGTAAGTTAAACATTTAGTGGTAACTCCCGTATCTGTTGAGCGTGTTTCATTTGGTCACCGATTGACCAATGATTTCCGCAGGTTTGTGGTGAATCACATTCACATGCCCAGTGCTGCACGGTGTTAACACATGATTTGCAGTAATGGCGTTTGATGCCTCTGGAGCGTGGGGTTTCACTCACTATGATCCATAAAGCTGGTACTTGACCGTCAAGCTTGTTGACGCCAAATCTATTCTTACAATAGTCGCACCAGATTCGTGGATTAGTATTCTTAATAATGGTCAAGGTCGTCCCAGTCGATGTCGGAAATCTCCGCTGCGATGGCGAGATAAGCGGCTGCGTCCGCATATGAATCCAAATGCTTTGGAGATTCAATGAGTCGTGCGATTTTGACCAATGCCATACACATTGCAACCTGCTCAGGCTCAATGCCTCGTTCGAGATAGATACTCCAGAGCTTTGCGATTCGTAGGTGATTGACAGACGGCGACCCGTAGACCAATCCTCTGTCTTTAACGATTTCTGCAGTTTCATTGAGTAGAGATGTTGCGCGTATCGGAGATTGCTCTCGCATATCCGGCTCTCCTTCCCTCTTTGTAAGCTTTCTGTTTACCCATGTCGTGGATCATGAGAATGATTGCCATGCTGGTGGAACCAGCTAAGGCTGCCCATAACACTGCCATTTCGTAGCCCTTCTGCAAGCATGACCATCACGCTTACATCATTAACTATGACAGAATGGGGAGACAGTTGCCACCTTATCGTGGACTTATTTCATAACAATTTCGTTACAATTTAACGGTATGTTTTGCCTTCAAATATGAAGCTACCGTCTTTATCAAAGTACGTGAGGACTGGAAATACCCTTTTGCCATCGACGTATACCACTAAAAATGCCTGTTGCCAGTTGGCTGTACCCTTCGTGTATCCGGCTTTCTTGAAGTCCATCAAATGACCCACTTCAATACCCCGTAGAACACGCCCTAAAACACCCCCAGAAGCCTCTGTAAAGGCAGATTGACCTGCGCGGTGGGTATGACCACAGACTACGTTCTTTCCGTGTCTCCTAGCGTGTCCTAGAGCCGTTAAACCGGGTTGTGGATTGATGCTGCCATGGTCTCCGTGAATGGCTATCCAGCCCGGTGCAAACTCATATGGTCTTGTGTGGTATTTGATACCCAGTTCATCAAACCTCATGAACTTCTCGAAACGCAGTTCAGGTAAGGCTAAGAATGCTGGAATCTTCTTCATAATGACGTTGTATAAACGGTCTGTGTGATTGGATCGTATGACGTCCGTGACGCCCAGTTCCCATAGAACTGCCACAGCTCTATCTCTATCAGCTGCAAGAGTCTGTTCGTAGAATCCCGGCGTACCCTCAGTCCATCGGCTTATCTGAGGTAGGTCAATTTCATCGCCTATTGTAATTACTTGGTCTGGCTTAAATTTCTGGATAAATCTTGATAGAACTTGGACTGCTCTTTCGTCTTCGTATGGAACTTGTAAGTCTGGAACGATAACGATTCGCTTAATAGGTTATCCCCTAATCCTCATCTTCATCATCTTCGTATGTGAAGGGAATGTCTTTAGGCTCAGGAATAATCCATTCAGGGTAAGAACCACGGCAGTCCAATACAGCTAGTGCCATTTCAACGGTAAACCCGGCTTTGCGTAAAGCCTTGTAATACTCATTGACTTGGATAGCATGAACCTCTAATTGAGTGAGATCACCCGATTCGACAGTCTTTACCTTGCGAGCCATAGCACTATTGTCGCTCTAGTAGCAAATCATAAATGTCATCGACACGCGACTCCAGGTGTTTAATCTGTCCAATTAAATATTTAATGAACACGCCAGCCACAGTGACAAAGGCAAATAATGTGGAGACGTAAAACGTTAAGAAGTCTGCTTGGTTCATTTTTTAGGCGTTACATATCCGAACACGCCAGCCAAGACAGCCCAAAGAATTGAACGGTAATCAGCTGCGAAGTTAGAGGCTGCCCATGCTGCTAGGAATGCGCCGCCCAATAGAAAATATGGATTCTTGAAGTTCATGTTATCCCAATCTGTATATGGTGAATGTGCTTGATGCTGTTCTGCGGATTCGGAACTGAGCAGAAGTGCTTGTGTTAACTGTTAATGAACCCACGGTGGTATTTGCGTTGGCTCCGATGGTGCATGTTCCAGAGCCGGTATTGATAACGAATAAATCTAGGCAAACGTTGTTGTTAGACCACGTAAGAGCAGCTTCAATATTCGCTCCAGTCGGAAGTGTGATTGTTTGTGCTGTTCCTGTGTATTGGAGAATTCCGGTAATGAGTTCTGCACCAGTCAAAGTAGCAGCTGCAGACTTGGATGTGGGTGCTCCCTGACCCGGCATAACCAAAGTTGAGTATTGGTTAATACCAGTAAACGCGTTGGCGTTGGCTAAGTAAGGTACGCCTGTAATCGATGATCCAGTTGGAATGGTTACAGTTCCAGTAAAGGTTGGAGCATTCAATGGTGCTTTAGCAGCCAAGTCAGATACCAGACCAGTCACCTGAGATTCAGCTAGTGTAACTGGATCAGAACCACCGGAAGCGTGGCTTGCTGCGTGAGTTGTAGGTGTGCGGCTATTGGTTAAACGTGTGTCAGTACCGTAGACCACCTGAGAAGCTGATGCGTCACCTGATGCTGGAATGTCTTTAGTAGATGCAGTTCCAAGACCAGTCACCTGAGTATTGGCTATTGATAATAAGCTTTGATTGATACCGATAGTTGCGCTGGTAGATGTACCTGAATTGGTAATTGGTGAAGTGACGGCAATAACGCCTGATGTTCCATTAGTACCGTTGGTTCCGTTGGTTCCGTTAGTACCTGCTGCGCCTTGTGGGATTCCAAAATTAAATATGGCTGCGCTGGAAGTACCTGAGTTAGATACGGTTGCAGATGAACCCGCAGCAAGGGTTGTAGTCGTTCCTGCTGCGATAGTCGCTGCTGCTCCATTTGTTCCGTTAGTTCCGTTAGTGCCATTTGTTCCGTTAGTTCCCGCAGTTCCTTGAGGAATTGTGAAATTAAAAACCGCTGCTGAACTTGTGCCACTATTGGTAACTGAGGCTGATGTGCCAGCTGCTCCAGTATTTGTAGTTCCAACAGCAATGGTCGCTGCAGTTCCATTTGTGCCGTTAGTTCCATTAGTACCTGCTGTGCCTGTATCGCCCTTGGCTCCTTGTGGAATGCCAAAGTTGAATACGGCTGCACTGCTCGTTCCAGAATTGGAAACCGTAGCTGATGAACCTGCTGAAAGTGTGGTGGTAGTTCCAGCCGTTATTGTGGCTGCTGCGCCAGTATTACCTGTGTCGCCTTTTGCACCTGTAGCACCAGTCGCGCCCTGCGGAATACCGAAATTGAATGTAGCCGCGCTAGATGTACCAGCATTGGTAACTGTTGCAGAAGTTCCCGGTGAAAGGGTTGTAGTAGTTCCAACAGCAATGGTCGCTGCTGATCCAGTCGCTCCGGTTGCGCCAGTTGCACCCGTGGCTCCGGTAGCACCAGTATCGCCTTTAGGACCCTGAGTGCCTTGAAGTCCTACATTGGAAACGATGATGTCATTAACATCCTCGGTAATAACTAAGGATGTAGTTGGGTCTTGGACAATAACTATCGTCATCGAGTTGCCTGTGGTGAAAGGGTCATTTTGCCTTGGATGATTCGGGTAACGATTGCGCCGTTATAAAGTTCTAGGTCATAGACATACACGCCTGTAGGCATAGCACCAGTTTGAGCAGCTGTAGCGTGGATGCTGATTGTGCCAGCACTGCCACCAAGAGTTATGCCAGAACCTACAGTGAGAGTAAGAGCAGCCGTTGCTGATCCATAGAACTCTCTTGCTTGAAGTTGAGCTGTGTAACCAGTCAGGTTAATAGGCGTTCCATCGGAGTTCTTATAGGCTAATTCCAGATACCAGTCTGCGCCTTGGTCTACGGTTGGGTTATATGCTGTCGCCATGATTGCTCCATTGTGGTCTAATTACTGCTCTGATAAATTCTAACTGACGGGTTTTAACGTAGACCCCATCGCCATTGGCTTGATTGACGTCTCCCGTATTGCCTTCGATTGTCTGGATTGTGTTTGTTTTCAGGTCATAATCATGCAAGGCAATACCGACATGCTGAGCCTTACCAGATTTGGTAAAGTCAAAGAGAATAAGGTCACCGCGCTTGGCGGTTTGCTTAGTCCGGGTTCGCTTCATCTTTACGCCCCATGACTCCATAAATTCACATGAAGCTGAGTCTGGAACGGCAGATGGTTCTCCACCTTCTTTAAAGCATGCAACGACAAACGTAGCGCACCAAGGTTGATGATTTGCATGACCAACCTGCGCTGCAAAGATGTTGTCGTTATTCGCACCTTCTTTATAGCCCTTGTGCGAAACTGCGCTACTTATTACCTTCTGGATCATTGGTAACCTTTTGAGCATCATAAACGGACTTAGGCATTGAGGTGAATTCCTCATTGCCGCGATCAATGATGATGTGCTTTACGCCTGATACTTCGATTTCTTGTATTTTATCCATTTTACAACTCCGCACTTAGGGCTAAATATCCAGCAGTATTGTTATTGCCACATAAGAAATAAGGTCTAAAAGCAGTCAATGTTGTGGTGGTTGAAGTAACTCCACCATTTTCAGGATTTATCAAACCGCTTACAACCAAAGTACCAGCAGAAATCAAATTTGCTCCATCATTGATGAAAATGTTTGAATACTCAACGGAAGTTGGTGCAATTCGCATTGATGCTTTTAGTGGCATTTGAAAATTGGCTGTTGTAGTGGATTGAGCTGAGCCAATAAGCGAAACTGCTCCATAAGAAGTTCCAGCAGTCACTCTGTAATAATAACGCTGGCAAGCGGCTAACTCTGTTTGGTATGTGCTGGCGTTACGGCTGAATGAGGTGGCTACTGATCCGAGTTCTAATTGTATGCCAGTTATAAGCGTTGTAGAAGTTACGGTGGAAGCGTCTTGACGTCCAACCAAAATTTGATAACCGTTTGATGCATTTGAGGAAGCAGTAAAAGTAGCGGAATAACGAGCCCATGATGATGTGATTGTCATTGAACCACTTTGGTCATTTGTTGGAGATGACCAGTTATCTGCAGAACCAGCGTAAGAGCTAATCCAATATACTGCATTAGAACCAGCTGTGCTTTTTGCGTAAAACGACAATGTGACACTTTGACCAGCTAAAATTGTAGAATTTGCAGCTTCAATTCTTTGGTTAATTTGAGGATATGTTCCAGAAGTATTTGCTAAAGAAAGTGAATATGTAAATTTTGGAGAAGAAGGAACATCGGTAGAACGCGTAATAGATAAAGTGCCAGTTGAATTTGAACCTGACCATCTATCTGAGGTATATCCGGCAGCACTAAATGTTGTGCCTCTTTGCCAAATTTCCATGCCACCATTGATAAGTGTGTTTTTACCAGCGACATTTGGGTAAGCGGAATTTTGGAGCAGGTTGACCGTACCCGCTAGATCATCCATCTGTGAAGCTGTGAGAATATCACCAGCTGCCCAGTTCGCCTTAGTTGGAAATCCTACTGCCATTTTCTGCTCCTAGTTGAGAATAGAGGTATCAAGTATACCTTCTGTTAACGAATTTAGTACGAAACCATCAGTGATTGATTCGCTGGTGGTGAAAGTGATGTCATAAGCATTAGGGGTAATCGTGTAATTAGATCCCATAATCTGCAAGGTCTTAGTAATGGTTGAGCCGTTAGATTGGACGTTCTTGATGTTCACCGTCGAGAAGTAATCCAAGGTAAGAGCTGCCACAATTCCAGAGGCATAATCCGGGGTAGTCAGGTCTTGGCTGAGGCTGTCAATACGGATGGTGGTGTCTTTACGGGTTTGAACGTATACCCGGGCTATATCTAGGCATTGAGCATCGGTTTGAGCTACTAGGTTTGTCAGGTTAACCGAGTGAGGGAAATACTGAGAAACGGAAACTGAATCGACGTATGTCTGATTGGTTCCACCGACACGGGTCATAGTGGCTTGGTTCACAATGAGTTTGTCATCATGAGCGAATGAGACGCCAGAATAAGTAATGGCTGTACCGTCATTGCTGAAATACGTTATAGGAGCTGAGCCACCAGTTTTAACCACGTTTGAGCGAGACTTGAATACCACGTTGCCATCAGCGTCAGCGTAGAAGGCTCCCTGCTCTACAGCTTCTACATTCTTACAAGCTGAAAGGACTGTCCTTTGAGTTCCCGGATCAGCGGCACAAAGGTAATCGCCAGTGTCTATTTGGCGTAAATTGGTCGGGAAATTTACGTTATCGAGAATGGTGTTAATCCGTTGACCAGTCGTTTGACCATTGGTTCCACCAGTAATGGTATTGATATTGGCTAGGTTGAACAGTCTAAATGCGTCACAGATTTGTAGGTCAACGTAACCAAAGTTCATGGCTGTTGGGAATGTGTAATTATAGGCATTGATATACCCAGAGAATTGGTTGTAAGTCGTGCCATTGTAAATACCAGCAATACGAATCTTCTTGTTGACCTGTAAATAACCGTAATAAGGTGAAGCCGTGTTCTGAGGATTCCACCAACCATTTGGATCATAGATTCTGCAATATCCGGTATTAGGTTCAAACTGGTCTTGGAGCAGGTTATATCCACCACCAATTTGAATTTTCAATACTTGAGAAGATACGTCGACAATATTGGAAGTTCCCGATGAAAGGTAGTTATAGTCCAAACGCCCATAAGTTGCGTTATCTAGGGTGAATGGCGTTCCAGCGACAGGAAAGGTAGGAGATGAACCTAAGTCGATGAGTACGCTGATAGTTATTGGATATGGTGCAGCCATTACCAAGCTACCAGCCTATTGCGATCATAAGTAGTTGGAGAACCAGAAGCAGTATTGTCGACAATAACCTGTTGAAGTTTTTGTCCATCAACATTCAAATCAATAATAATAGGTGGTTGCGCACCGCCACCGGGTATGGAAGCAGCTGGTGGAACGTTGTAATTAGGTACTGGAAGCATTGGCTGAGCACCAGTTCCATACACGCCACCTGCAGGTGGAGCAGAAATCATTTGGTAAAGCATAGTTATACCGTTAATTGCTTCTTGGAATGGATTGCCAATAGAAGACTTTTGTAAAGTTGTAAGTGAATCCTGGAGTCCTTTAATCTTGCTCATAAGACCATCAAGGACTGTGGTGTTCTTATCGTCGATGGCTTGCTGTAAATCAGCCTGAGTTTGCATGAGTTGAAGACGTGTTTTCTCATCCTGCGTCAATTTGGAGTTAGCTAGCGCAGCTGCAATTTGAATCTTTTGTAAATCAAATACAGCCATGGATTTTTTGAGAAATGCGATTGCCGTATCAAGTTTAAGCTGTTTAGCCTTTTCAGCATTGGCTTTAGCCAGCGCAGTTGTAGCAGCATTTTGGTCAGTAATGACTTTGGACATCGTTTCATTGGCTGTTCGACCTGCTCCACGAGTACTAATAGAACTAGCTGCTTGTGCTGCTAAATCCTCAGCGGCAGTTCTATCTTGTGCTCCTCGACTCATAAGCCAGCCAAGAATGCCATTTTTAAATGACATACTAGCTAATTTACCAAGTATGCCTAATCCGGGAAGATTTGATAAAGCTTTACCTACATCGCCAAGACCTCTAACAATATCTGCAATATTTGTTGCCGTATCTTGCATTTTTGTTACAAATGAATCAAATGAGGAATTTGTCGAAAGGGTAGTAAATGCATCAACCATACCTTTACCGATGATTACTTTAGCTTCTTCAAATGAAGCACCCAGACGTTTGATTTTGCCAGCATAGGTATCCGCTGCTACTCCAGCTTGACCAGCAAATAAAGCATTCAATTTGGCTTGTATTTGGGCAAAAGATTTGCCAGTTAAATCTGCTTTTGTAAGACCTACATTGAGCCGGGCTATAGCCTGAGTTTGTCCACCATATGCTTTAGCCAAAGAAGCTGCGACTGTACTTAAATCTTTACCGGATCCAGCAGAAACGTTGATTGCTGTATTAAGCAAATCTTGAGCAGTTGCAGCATTATGGGTTTGACGAACTAATGAATCAAACGCATCGCGAAGGTCATTTTTTAATATACCTGTAGCAAGTGATGTGTTTGTAATAAACTTTTCAATTCTAGCATCGGCAAAACCTTGACCAACATTTTTAAGAGTTTGAGCCAATATAGCCGCTGCCTTTTCGTCAGCTGTAAAAGCGGCTAAAGATTCTTTACCAAATTTAACAATTTCAGCAGTTCCAAGACCGATACCAAGAGCTTTGCCAAGTTTTTTAAATCCTTCTTCAAGACCGGATACGGCTTTAGCACCTTTATGAAGACTTGGAACTCCAAGCATTTCTGCAAGGATTTTGACATTAATATTTGTAGTGCTCATGCTACCTTCCTAAATGCTGATGCCGCGTTAATTCTGTTAGCAAATGTTTTCATAGTTTTCTGAACTATTCCGTCAATAGAAGCCACAGTATATCTTTGATTTTCCGACCAAGCTCGATAAATGACGCGACCACGCATCATTCCCGACCCTTTCATTTGTCCTGATGTTGCTATTGATCGCACAAAGTGAGCACCAGCTCTTGGGTTTTTAGAATGTGAATATTTGTGACTGGAAGATTTAGGTTTCCATTCTTGTCCCCAAGGATTTTTACGACCTGCAGTTTCGTAAATAGCACCTACGGCAGATTTATTTTCAATCATATAAACGCCAGCAAAACCGTTGCGATTAGGTTTAGAAACTTTTGCAGTAGCTACGACGCCAGCACGTGCGCGACTTGCATTGTATAAAGGGAATTTTCCTTTACGGAGTTCCAATTCTTTTTTGGCTAATTTGGCTGATTTCGCCCCTTTAGTCCAATTTGAGAGGCCTGAGATTTCTTGAGGCAAATAAGCCCGGGCATCCTTTACGATGGGCTGTAAGACGCGTTTAACGTCTTTATCCATAGCTTTAGCAAGGTCTGGTGCTAATTGTCGTAATTGCTTACGAAACTCAACGAGCCCCTTTACCTCGACTGGCATTTTCCATCCTTCTTGAATCCTCTTGCAGTACGTCTATGATTGACTTAATCATAATTTCGTCTGCCTCTAATAAATCCTTGATGGGTAAGCCTGTCCTCACCGCCAGCGTTGCTATTAGGTAGGTCAGGCTTTCCCTGTTTATTCTTTTGGGGAGTCGTCTACTACATCCACGCTCTCGAGCGTTTCAAGAAACTTCTCACCGAATGGCTTAATCTCAGCACCAGCTACGAGCAGACACTTCCAAGCGATCCAATAAATATCAGACTGCTTCTGGTCTTCCGTAACAGCTTTGTAAAAGCCCTTGCCAGCATGCTGTTCAAATGAATACTCGATTGCTGGAGTAATCTTGTGAACAGACTCATCGCCGTTTACTAACTTGATTTTTAGACTTGCCATTTTAGCCCTTCTTTCTGATTATTAGAATGTACCTGAATCTGAAACTGTTAGAACGCTGTTGATTGTGAAGGTAATATCTTGAGTACTAATATCGCCGACGGCTCCGTTGATTGGAGTCAAGTTGTTAATCAAAAGTGTACCTGAGTACAACTTGTTTGTTGCTGAAACTGTAGCAGTTCCACCTGACTGAACTTGAACGGCTTTGAATGTTGCAGAAGTGCCGTAGGCAGCTTGAAGTGTTGGTACAACAGAAGCTGTTGCATCATCGTTCAAGAAACTCACGGTCAGCGTATTTGATTCTAGTCCTTTGACAAATCGGTGAGAAAAATCTCCCATTGCGCTGACTTCTAATTCGTCGAACTTCTGGTTGATGGTAATGCTTTTAACGTGATCTGAAAGGTCGATTGAGCCAATCTTTAGACCAACGGTATTATTAAGAAAAACTGCCATTTGTTATTCCTCTACTTTCTTCGCCGCTGGCTTTTCTGCTTTGGCTTCTGGTTGTACCTGACCGACTTTAATCAGGAATGCTAGGTCTTCCGGTGTGTATTCGCTCATGCTGCGATCCAATTCGCTAGGGTTTCAATGGACATTTCAACGCTCAGCATCTTTCCTGCGTCGTCCCCTAGAACGGTTGGAGCAGATATGTTGACTACATTGAAAACTAAATCATCAGCACCAGATAACTTTTTAAACACTTCTACGGTCATGTTTTCGATGTTCATGAGGGCTGCTTGGTTATCGTAAAGTTCGGTGGTAAGGGTTAGGCGTAAATGCGCCATGGGACTGATTACTGTATGAGTATTGTTATTGCTGGTCAACATTGGGTCATCCCAAGTAATAATGACCGAGTTAGCCAATGGTGAAGCAGGTGGAAACGAGAACACCTGCCACACCGTTGGGTTATCTAAGCAAGCTGCAACGGTTGAACGGATCGCAGTGACGGCTGCGTATGCCATTTTTAACCAACCATTCCACGTGGGCTTAGATGTGGCGCAAGCAAACCTCTAACGCGAGAGAGAAGCGAGTTACCCATACGGTAAGGAGAAGGAGTGAAATCTGGTGAAACGCCAGAAGCGTTTGATTGTTGACGAGCTTGCCATACGTCTACGGCTATCATCATTGCAGCTTGTTGAATCTCTGGAACAGAAGCGTAAGAGGCTGATAAACCATGAGCTTCCCCAGATACTTTGCCATATGGCAGAACTTGATGCCAGTTTTGGTCAGCTGGTGAACCTGTAGGCGTGTATTGGATTATGGAGTATCCACGTGGGAAGTTCCAGTTATTGTAAGGAAATGTGCTGAAATATGGGAATGATGATGAACCGCTAGTCCACGGATATGTGGAAGTAACGGTATATGTACCGTTGAAGGCTGCGCCGCATCCAGAAATTGTAACGGATTGACCGTACACAAACGTTGGGTTCGCGCTCATAACTACGTAGGCTTTTCCGCTGTAGATAGCGGATGAAACCACTGGAAAGTCATTGAACCATAACTGGCTCTTAATTAAATTTTCTGCTGTTTGACAAACCGATTCCACGGTGGCGTCATCATACAGAGATCCGATTCCAAGATTTGTTCTTAGATCGTCTGCTGTTACGTATGTGGCTGCCATGGTTTCCTTTCTGTCGGGTCATCCCGGGACAAGGGCTACTAATCCCGGGAGACCGTACTATTTCTTAGTTAAGCGATGTTGAAGCGACGGATACCAGCAGCTTGCTTTACAACAAGTGAGCCGTAACCGTAGATAGCCATTTGAACCTGACCATTTGTTACATTGTTAACTGAGAAGTATGAAGTTGGTGATTCGTACCATGTGACTGCTTCTGGAACGATGATGAATGCTGAATCATCGATTGTTGTAGCAACAGCTTGGTAATCGACCATGAGATCAAGACCGAGAACGTTACCCTTGATTGATGTTGGGTTAGATTGTCCAGCAGCGTTCATTGGAGCAGACGCGTTGTAAATTGGACGACCAGTCGTGTCAACAGCACCCATTAGGAGCTGCCATTGCGAGATACCAGCTAAGTAATTCTTAGCAAAGTAAGAAGTTCCCTTGTATGCAAGTGCTGATTCTGTTGAAACGAAGTCAATGATACCTGCTGAGTTAGCAGTATAGTTCTTTGTTCCGACAGTTCCACCTGAAACGAGACCAGCAAGAATTGCTGCGTCGATTGACTTCAAGTAAGCAAGTTCCATCTGCTTTGTGAGTTCATCAAAGAATACTGGGTTAGAGCGTTCTAAAAGTTCCAATGTCACCGTTTGTGCGCCGGCATACTTGGATACAGTTCCCGTCAAATAAGCGGAAGTCATCCCAGTTTCACCGATTGTGCCTGATTCAGCAACGGCTGCAACTACTGGTGCTGTCTGACTTGGTGTGACGAGCGATGGAATCTGGAACGTCATTCCTGAGGCAGGAAGAACGCCACGTGAAACTGCATCACGAGCTGGAGCACCGAAGTTTGTATTGGTGACGAATTCCTTCAAATATTGAATAGGGTTGAAGGCAGGGTTTGTTGAGCCGATTGAGTCAGCTGCAGCTTGAACGACCTTTGGGTCTTCTGCTGCTGCGATCCATGACTTTGAATCTTCATCGCCAAGAGAAGCGCGAAGCTTGTGCTCTACATAACGACCCATTGAGGTAATGCCGTGACGTGGAGCTGTTGTAGCAGCTGTATATGGTGCTGCTGCTGTAATTGTTGGACGTGAGGCATCCGCTGTTGCTGCTGCCTCAGTTGTTGCGGCTGCTGTGTTCTCTGACACGCTTGCCTCACTTTCTGTTTGGGTTTCGGGTACTTCTGTGACTTCAACGGTCTCAGAAATTTCTTCTTCATCGGCTTCTGCTGCTGCAACGTCAATGACGCGAGCTGAATCGAATGCCGGGGTTTCTACAAGGCTGACTTCATTTAGACGGCTTGCTGTAACTACCATCGTTCCATCTTTACGTTCTGATGATGCAAGAACTTCTACTCCGACGGAAAGACCATCGAGCAGACCTTCTGCAGCTTTAATAAGAAAATTCTCACCATCGCGTGATGCAGATACTTTGAATGTTGCGTACATTCCGTCTGCCGCTTCTGTAATGGATTGAGCGCGTCCAATGACTCCGCTAGCAGTTTGTTCATGCTGTGCGAGCAGCTTAATTTTGGATACGTTAGGGACTTGAATGGATCCGCGCTCAAATATAACCGAGCCAGCCGACGTCATGCCGGGAGTCCCGAAAGGTACGATTTTACCGCTGATGATTCTACGACCAGCATCCGCAGCTGTTACGACTGCACTAAACTCAAGCTTCATCATTACTTCCTTCTGGTGTTAGGTCTTCCATTGCTTTCGCTTGGTCGATACTGATTAAACCGAGAGTCAATAACTTCTCAGTCACTAACAAGCGATCCATAGGGTCGGAGCGCAAAAATGTTTCATTAACGTCAAAACGTACAATTTGACCGCGTGGAGTCATGTCATCAAGTGAGAGCCTGGACTCGATTGCAGTTATATATGGCTGCAATGTATAAGCCATAAATTCCTTACGCTTATCAAGAATATTGCTGTAAGAATTGCTACGCATTGTTTCCGCTGAGAGATAAGTTGCGTCAACGTTCATCATGCGACAAATTTGTAATGCCATGTTCTGGATTGCTTCGTTATACATCATTTCAGCAGGACTGAATTGTGTAGGTGTGTAATCAAGAGTTGAAGTTAAATACGCAGTTGACTTAGCAAGTCGTGCCTGCTTCCAAGTTGCTAGAAGTCCTTGGATAATGTCATCCGGCAAATCAGCACCGGAGTTCTTTATGAAGCCGGAAGGTTGCGGGGTTTGAGCAGCGATAGCAGCTGCGAGTTCCAAGTCCGCTGCAGCCTTAATTGTGCGAGAGCCGCGGAGTAAAATACCTTGGTCGAGCGATTGGAAGGTAATGAGACTACCCACGCCGCTGTCTGGTACTCGTTCCCCGTTGACCATATAATAATCAATTTCGGAGTTGAACTTATTGAGTTTAAGAGTAACACGGTCGTTTTGTAACCACTCGAACCGGGAAGGACGATTATTAGAATCGACATCTGTGCATCTCCAGTAAGCAACGCCATACATGATGAGGCTGTCGACTGTCCAAGAGATTGTTACTGATCGTGGTGCGCGTTTGTCAGGTTGACGAACCCACATTGGTTGGTCAGTAATTTCCTCACCAGTTGACATGGAATAAATTTCAATAGGAATGCTGGAAATAGTCCCGCATATTAAATTTCTGCATTGTGCAATAGCGGGAACGCTCATGGCGTTCTGGCGATCTATTGATGTTGCAAAATTGTTGTAACCACCAAGACCATAATTACCCCAATATTGCCCGTAAGGAGCATCGTAAACTGCAGGGTTTATTTGAGCTTTGATGTCGGCTTTAGCAGCTGTCACAGGGGCAGTATCACGCCCGAAAAGATTTTGGAGTACGCCCATAGTCCTGTAATTATACCAGTGTAATTACAAATATGTAATTACAAACCCGTTATTCGCCACTATATATTTTTGGTGTCGATTGTGGCTTTGTCAGCTCATGAACCACCATGGCGGTAGCAATAGGAGCTTGAACGTCACCAGCAGACTTGCGCCGGATGATTCTCCAGCCAGCATCATTGGTTTTCATGGCGCAGTTATTCATTTGAGAGACCCATTCATCCTGTCCCGAGTGAACAAGTCTCCCATTGTCTAAAGCGTCCTTTAGATCCGAACAGGCTTGGTAGAACTTCTGCCCAGACAATTCTTCCATCATCACGCCGGACTTTTCAAGTCTATCGGCAATGGTGGCTGTTGCGTATTTGTCATATAAAACTACCCGTGGACGGTATTTGAGCACCCATGCGTGAATCTCCCGGGCTAACTGGAGTTCATCAACGGCTACTTCGTTATTCCACGTTTCCATTACTCCGACGCCGATTTTTCCGTCTTCTTGGATGATGCCAGCAACGAGTGCAGCTGAACGCTTGGATGGAGATATGTCGAACGCCATAACTGTCGTGCCAGATTGCGGTAGAAGTGTGAGGTCGGTGTTTGTGGTTTTTTCGATGGTTCCATAACTCCAAGGACTTTCTAGTGAGGAAACCCATTGGCATAGCAACTCCGTCCGAGTGCTTTCCACTGAGTTTGTAGCTACTGATTCTTCTAACGTTTCTTCCGTGATGAGATGACCAAGAGAAGGATTTGCCATTGCCCAAGCCTTACGATCATTGATTTTACAGTGCTGCGGTGCGGAGTATTCATACCAAGCGAAAGACTGCGTTGGATATGATAAAGCGTTTTCTCGCAAGTCGTTAAGGACTTCGCTAAACGCATCTCCAGCGTTAGACGTCGTAAATGTGACTCCACCCGTTGCTCTAGTCGTTGGTCGAGCCGCCTTCCAACCTTCAACCGAAATTTCCCGGAGTTCATCGATGTAAAGTAAGTCCACGGTCTTTCCACGTGAACCCGACCTATTATCAGCTGTAAGTTCATAACGTCCACCATTCTTAAATACAACTCGCTCTTGACCATTGGCAAATCGTGGCTTCTCTTTCAGCATCTCCACTAGCCAGTCATGATCCAAGATAACGTCAACTACCTGCCGGAAAGTGTCTAAAGCCATGGCGCGGTTGCTTGACATTGCCAATATGCGTTCGCCGTTGATAAGACCCCACAATATGCGCATGCGGGCTAAATGAGTCTTGCCATTCTGTCGAGCAATGAGTAAACCTGCCGTGGTGCGCTTGAATTTGCCATCCTCGTTGACTTTCATCATGTCATCGAGCACCCACTTTTGCCAATCCAGCAATGGCATGCCAATACGCTCTGCCAGCTCCTCGATTTCATGGGCTTTCGACTGCCCCTCAATCAAAGGAGTGTGAATCCGGGGTATTACTGCCCCTTTACGCTCAATCATGGACGCTCAAAGGGTGATTTGTCCGATTTGTCCCTTTTAGGGAGAGAAATGTCGATAAAGACAGGGGGGGTAGACTGTTGTGACGAAAAAACCCCTACTGCACGCTTACCCTTAGCACTATTACATCTCATGCAGCATGCAACTAGATTATCCATGTTGTATGGGTCACCACCTAAAGCAAGAGCTACTACATGATCCACAGTATTTGCATTCTCATCACCACAGTATGCACACGTACGCTGGTCACGTGCCAACACTATCTTACGCACATCCTTCCATCGTTGTGTGCCTAAGTATCTAGGTTTAATGCCAGCCATACTTACTCCAATGCTTATATGCAATACATGGTGTGCCATACCTATGCTCTATGTATGCGATACCCCAGTCTATCTGCACTAACCCTGACTGTGTGCGTAGCCACTTACTATGTCCTTGAGGTATACCGTAATGCGATCCATTATGAGCTACTGGATTCCAATTACTCTCTTTAGAGTATAGCTTTAATAAGCAGTTGAATTGTTTTAAGTCTCTTAATTTATTGAGAGCATGGATTTGATAATCAATAGTTTTTAATTTAACTGATGCTTTTGCGGAATCATCTGTTTTTAAAGGTGATGCCACTAGGCATAGAGCTGTCCCGATAGCTAGCAACCCCGCGAGCTTTTTCCTGCGGGCTCTCGGTGGCTCCTTTAGGTCGCCTTGCTTACAAAGCGTACCAGCACTGTCAAGTTTGAGCGTTATTTTACGGCGTGTCATCGATTATCCAATTTCTTACATACTTGGCATTCGAATGATTTATCAGTCCATGAACCACATTTACAACGTGAAATGGCTTCCATAAGTTCTCCTAGTTTCATGATTGCAACATATTGCGACGCGTCATCGCCTTGCCCATTCATTCTAAATACTACAAGTCCGGGTACACCCAAATTGCGAGACTTAATTTGATTGAACGCCTCGGTGATGCTAGGACGATCACGCGCTTTGACTTCAACGTCGAAAGGTACATGGAGCACGTCCGAACCCTGAGACCCCGCACCTGCGCTGGTGGCGTGTGGGAACCATCTTTGAAGGAATAGAGCTGTATTCCTCTGCGTCTTGTAGCCACGGTGTTTCCTACTTTCTGCCCTTGTCATTGGAATAGAACCCACTTCCTTTGAATGAGATTGCAATGGATGACCAGTAACGCGCCATGCTTTGATTGCAACAGATTGGTGCTACAACGTCTTGACTATAAGAAGCTGTAGTTTCAGATGTAATCCCACAATATGAGCATTTCCACTCGTATATTGGCAATTTACATCACCGCATGACATGATTCACACATCCAATAGCTTGCCGCTATATTCGATGGTGCTTCACGATTGCATACATCACATCGGACTTGTAGATCGCGTGATACGGCTTTACTAGAGCCTTCACGCGGGTCTCCAAGGATGTTTTCTCCCACAATTATGTAACCCATTATTCATCACCTGCTTCCTTTGGTCTAATGAATCCACCTGTTGGACTGAGTAAATACCAAATAGCCTTGCACTGTTGACCCGGCACTGTTACGCCACATACGTAGCCTTTATATGGTTTACCAGTCTTGCTTGTGCCTTCTTTGAGTAAACGTGTGCCGTGTTTACATGTCTCTACTAATTCTCCACCGAGTTCTGATTGGATGAGAGCTGCTGCGTCGAGTCCGGGTTTTGGTTCTTGTGTCGCAGTACCCATGACAGATGTATAAGTTTCAGTAAGCCAT